GCTTTCCTTCTTTGATCTTTTGCTCCGTCCATATCCAAGCTGACGCATTCCACAGTATAGCACCCGCATGGTCTTCAGAGTTGTCCCCCTCAGCCAGCCCCAACAAATGTCTAAACATCGAGTCATATAATCTACTTAGTGGGAATCCTTGCTTCCAGTTGTCGTCTCCGTAAAGCTTTCCGCCAGCTTCAAATCGTTTGGCGAGACTGCGTAAGGCGACCGGAGGTATAAGGCTGGGTCGTCCCCGTCCATCGTCCCCATCACGCCTTGCCCCAGTGCTGAAGTTTCTAGTATATCCTTGGTTTGGTAGTTCTTCGGTGTCCATAGTTTCTTTATTGTATTTGTTCTGAAGCAGTAGTTCTCTGCTCGTAATAATCGTGCCATCCATGCATTCATCAAAGCATCTTGTTCAGTAAGTCCTGCTTTCTCATACATTGCAACAACAGTTTCCCAAGTGTATCCGTATTTATCCAACGCTTTCTTAGCAGCTACTGGTCCAACCTTTGGTACACCGCTGTATCCATCTGTTGAATCTCCAGTCAGTGTTTGTATAAGGTGGAAGTTATCTGCTTCTTCTACGGATGGTTGGTGGTACTCTCCTTTGTTATAATCGTAGAAGATACCTGGTACACTCTTGAAGTCTTTGTCTATACTAACAATGATCGTCTCTTCATCCATTGCTTTGTCAGTAGCTAAGATAGATATAACATCGTCTGCTTCCAAGTTATCCCACAGCACACCACCCAGTTCATCGATGATCCACTGCTTTACTTGTCGAAGGATGATAGGCAGTCGGGACTTAGCTCTGTTACTTTTATAGTCAGGGTACAGCTTGCGTCGGAAGTTAGCACGGTCTGATAGGCACAGCACTACATTCTCACACTTCAACTGATCTCTGAACTCCTGTATCTTATTTATCACACGAGCTTTAGCTAGTGCCATGTCTGCGTGCACAGTCCACAGTTCTTCCTTCCATTGTATAGGTTCTTCTGCGACAACAGCTGCCTCGAAAGCGAGGACATCTGCATCTATTAATAGTGTAGTTTTTGTTTTATTACTCATAGTATACGCTCCAGTTATTTTGATATTTCATGTACTTGGACTTGGAACTATTGTCGTCGTACAGTTTTATTGTCAAGCTAGTGACAGCTTTTCTAGGTATCATCCACCACATATTAATAGGTGCTGCGTAACAAGCTACTACATCCACCAAGTCACTCATGTGTGCTTTAGTAGTACATCCAGTACCGGTTGATAAACTGTAGTAATTACATTTGTGTTTAATACTTGTGCTTTTTACTTGTACCTTCAGATCACCTGCTGGACAGTGGACGATATAGTCCCAAGGCATAGGAGTAGTTGGAGTGTGAGGTTCAAAGTCCCGCTCTAAACATTCTGTTATGAAGCGAGTCTCTGCTATAGCTCCTATGCGTTGTTCTTTAGATGATGGCATGTGTTGTCTCCATTCGAATGGGTAGCTAATATCTTGGGTGTCGTACAGGTTAGCGACTGTAGTATAGTAATCATATTCTATTTCGTCCATATCAATGCGTCTCCGCCCATGTTGTACCTACTTTGTACTCACCGTCGAGTTGTACATTCAGCTTCAGTTCAACACCCGCTACACGAATAGCTTTCACTGCTAACTTACCAAATGCTTCTGCTTGGTCTGGTATTACTTCTGCTTGGAACTCATCGTGTATGTTAGCAACAAATGCATACTCTCTACCGTGCTGCCAGTTACTCTTACCGAGTGCATGGAACAGTTGGATAAGTGCTACCTTCATACACACTGCTCCGGCTGATTGAAGTAACATGTTCAGTGCTGCGTGACTACTTCTAATCCGTAATAACCGACCATCCAATCCTGATAATACACCACTGTGTTCTACTTTCTTTTGAATAGCATCTTGTAGTTTCTTCAACGCTGGTAGGTTATCTAAGAACTTACGCTTAAGTTGTACTCCTTCTTTAGCACCACCTCCAATGATCTCTCCCATCTTAGCGGGACCAGCTCCGTACAACAAAGCGTAGATCATAGTCTTAGCTTGGTCTCTGTTGTCTAACCCTGCTCGTTCCATGTTGAATGTGTGGATATCTCCTTCTGTTACGATCTTACCGTACTCTCCTCTGTCGTAGAATGCTAAGTAATGTGCTAACATCCGTAGCTCCAATCCACTAGCGTCACATCCCACCAACTTCTTACCACTACCCGCACCGAATAAATCCCGACACTCTTCACCGTAAGGTACACGACAAGCAGGAACCTGTGCTACATTTGGATTGCTGTGTGTACATCTTCCCGTCACCGCTCCGTTAGTATTAACACTACCGTGTATCCGTCCGTTCTTAGCCAGCTTCAACCACGCTTGTTCTCCCTCTGCTAACTGACCAAGTCTTTTCTGTACTAATAGATAGTCTAACAACTTAGCTGCTATTGGATGGTCTATCTTCTTCAGTACTCCTTCGTCCACCTTCGGTGTGGTAGCATCTTGTTCTACAGGTAACTCGTATCCTAGGTCAGCTAATGCAGAGGCTATCTGTTGTCGGGAACCAGGGTTGAACGGTGTAGTCTTTTGTTTGTTACCGCTCTTGACTGCTTCCTTTAACAAGGTCTGCTTCAAACCTCTAGCTTTCAACATCTCCTTTAGCTTTACCTTGGTCTCAGCAGTGAGGACTTCTATCTTATCTTCCTCCTTTAATGTTATCGACCAACCAGCTGGACTCTTCATCTCTTCAACCTTTGGTGATACCATCTGTTGCAACTCGTCCTTTAACTCCGCACGAATAGATGTTAGCTTGGCTGTCAGTCTGTCTGCTTTATCAAGATCAAAGCTGAACCCGTGTCGTTCCTGTTGAGATATGATAAATGCGAACCAGTGTTCGATAGCTATCATCTGATTGCTAGGCTCTTGAGTGAGTAGATAATCGTACAACAGTTGTGTAACTATACAATCACGCTCGCAGTATTTCTTCATCTCATCGTTGTAGTGATCGAACGCACCATCCTCTTCTCCGTATGTCAGCTTCGTAGCTTTACCCATCCGGTGTCCCCAAGCTTTCAAGCTGTGACTACCAACCAGTGCTTTATCGAAGTTGTTCCGTCCGAAGTCCTCGTTGCGTAAGTCAGAAAAGATACAACGACTCATCACCAATGTATCTACGACTTTAACAAGAGGTGGAGAGAATCCGTACATCTTCTTCAGTGCAGGTATATCGAAACTAATAACGCCATGCCCAACAATTCTGTCTGCTTCTGCTAAGGCTGTTAGTCCACGGTGTATACTATCTCCTGCAAAGGTCACCATCTTCGGAGTCATAGGATCGTACACAGACAAGCAGTGTACAGTATGTAAGTCCGACAGTGTAACCCAGTCTTTAATCTTATTTGTTTCTATATCAAAGAATAGTGTTCTCATGATGCAAAGTAAAGTACCTCGTTGTCTTCACTTATAGCTTTAGCAGCTTTCTTAATGAAATCATTGTTTTCTTTCTCGTAGTTATCACCTAGGTCAGCAGTACTCAATGCTTGTATATCACTCAACTGTAACTCAACACCCATATCGATAAGCTGATCAGGATTTTCCTGTCCGTAAACATTCTTACCAGGACTGCCCCTCTTACTCCACTCTTCTTCTATAACAGAATGTAGTTCATAGTTATTCCTCCACTCAAACTTAACGATTCTTTGTTTCTCAGTTTGTCCTCTTTTGTTTAAATAAACATATGCTTTTTGATCTAGTCCCATATTAATTGTTCTCCGGTTTATCTTGTATGTTGTTTTCTTTTATTAGTTTCTGATAAGGCACTAGCTTCTTTAAAGCTGTAACCCAATCGTTATTGTGTAGTCTATTCTTTGTGTTGCTGTTCTTCGCTGCGTCTATACACATGTCAAAGAACTCAGCTTTCCACTTACTAGAAGGGTTGGTTAGTTTCTTCTTCTTCATTAAATGTGTTACTCCTCTCTTCCTCGGTGCACCTACCTGTATCACAGTTGTAATACAAAGTACTACAGTGTCCGGTCTCACCGCTGAATCGATTCTTCAGTACTCTTACTTTTGTTTCGTTACTTAGCCTGTCGCTTTGTTGGTTGCGTTCCAATCCGATGACCATGTCCGATAGCTGTGCAATTGCTTGACTACCTCGGAGGTGATGCAGACTTACTCGTCCACCCTCTTCATGTCCAGTATCCACACGCTTCAAGTGACTGACCAATACCATACCACACCCTGTCTCTTCTACTAGAGATCGTAGCTTGGTCATTGTATTATCTATCAGTCTGCGTTCATCGTCTCCCTGTATCCCACTAACAACAATCGATAGGTGGTCTAGGAATATCCATTTACAATCGAAGCCCTTAATTAAGTACCTTATTTTGGACAGAAGATTGTCACTCTCCATACTCCCGAAGTGATCGTAGGTGTAGAACTTACCGTTACCCACAGTCCTATCGAAGGCAGGTTTCAGTTCCTTTTCATCTAACATATCATCATCGAGGTGTAGTGGTTTGTTCATGTGTATTCCTAGGATACCCAACGCTGTACGCCTGACGGATTCTTCAAGAGCTATGTAACCAACCGTCTCACCCAACCCTAACAGATGGTGTGCGATCTCACGACAGAACAGACTCTTTCCGATACCACTACCAGCAGTAACAGTAACTAACTCTCCTAGTCTCAATCCGTGTGTTATGTGGTTCAGTCCGAAGAACGGATACGGTTTGCTTTTGTGCTCCTCTTTATGAGAGATAACATCCCACAACTCCTTACCGTTTACGATGCCGTCTGGTCTGTACTCACGAGCGTCAAACAAACACTGGACTAACTCCTTACTTCTGTTCGCAACAAGCATATCATTCGGGTCTTTAAGTGGTAGCTCTGCGATGTAAGCTTTACCAGGTGTCAAGAGTGCTGCACATTCTGCTGCTCCCTTTCGTCCGACATCATCCATATCAAAGCAGAACACTACTTGATCGTACCTGTCTAACCAATCGATAGCTTGAGCAACAAACTTCTTAGCTGCTCCTCCACCGTTAGGTACACTCACGACTGCCCACTTGTTATCGAAAGCTTGGGACACACTCAATGCATCTATCTCACCCTCGGTAACAACTACCCGTCTGCCTCCGTCTCTCCACAGGTGCTGACCGTACAATCCAATCAGCTCTCCTCGTACAGAGAATGACTTGTCTGCGAACCTAAGCTTCTGTCCGCATGTCTTACCGTCTCTTGTTTTATAGTTAGCTATTTGTACAGGCTGTCCGTTCACGTTGCCCATCCAATACCCCCACTTCCGACAGGTATCTTCAGTTAGGTTTCTTCGGGCGATTGCTTGAGGTGATCCGTTGACAAACTCTCTCGGTGTTGGTTCGCTCACTCGTCGTCCTCCTCCAGCGTGACTGTTACAGCTGAAACAATGCCAGCTTCCGTCGTCGTTAGTGGCTCTTGCATCACTTGATCCACACTTAGGACACGGTTGGTGTGTGTTTGTAAAAGCCATTGTTTTGGTATAGTTTTATTTGCATATAGTATATTTTTCTTTTCGCACCAGCGGGCGTAGGTAGTGTTGCTTCCTTTCCGTATCTTATTAAAAGCATTCATAAATACTAGTCGGATGTCTAGGTGTGGATGTTGTTGACGGACTAGTAGATGCTTCGTTCGATCCTCCACCGTCCATACACCCTTGGCTTCAATGATGATGCCGTTGGGTAGTATGAAGTCGGGAGTGTAGGTAGCTATCTTTTGATATTCTAACTTTACTGTTTCGTACTCAAAAGCAACACCACTACGCTGAAGCTGGTTAGCTAATGTTTGTTCGAATCCAGAGCGGTACTTAGAAGTTGGCAATGACCTCTTCTTCTTCCGTTTCCGCATCGAAGGCTCCCTCTAAGTTTTCACCGCCATTCACAAAACCTTCTTCTTGTTCAGTGAATCCGAATGAACTAGCTGCCTTAGCTGACACGCCTCCTTCACCCAACTGGATAACTTGAACAGCTTCTAACTTAAAGGTAACTCCGAAACCAATAGCCGGACTGTTGTAAAAGCTAGGACGGAAAGCTACTACTACTTCACTACCACTCCATACTTGTACATCTTTGTCCAATGGTTGAGCTTTGGAATCGTACACAGGCATTGATCGATGATAAACTTCCTTAGTAGCTTTGATTCTCCCTCCCCCTTCCATCTTAGTTTTAACCAAGTATCCGCCATCGATTTCTTCAATAGGGAACTCACGCTGTACTAATTTCTTAGCTGGGTTTTCTTGCTGTGCTTCCTGCAACTCCTGTTCGTACAACGGGCGGAGCGTAGCTTTGATAGCATCAGCTTGTGCTTTGTCGATGATAACATCACAAGTATACACGCCAAACTCTGGCTCGAATTTCTTGTTAGGTTCTGTGATGTGAGGATACCTAGCTGTACCCTTTGCTTTTATTATTTGATGTTTGGTTCTACTTTTCAGTGCCATATCTATTTTTATTTTATCGGTGTTAAGACAACAGATACTTCATACGCTTTACTGCCAAGACATCTAAGTCTCCAAGTTCAGGCACGAGTGGAAGTTCTGCGGTCGGATGGTTGTTGATTTGCTCCATTCTGAACTCGGTCAGGAGATCAACAGAGAAAGTTTTAGCGTACATCTGTCGTACAATCGTATTACATTTGCGTACATTACAAGCGTGAGTCACAAAGCAGTCATGTACGGTAGCCAAGTCGAAGTCAACCTCATTAGCTACTTGATGTACGATACAAGCGTCAAGACTGTGGATAAAGTTAGCAGTAACTGCGTTGCCTTGTCCCTTTGGGTCAATCTTATCTTCCATCTCATCTACTTGTATAGCAACGCTCAGGTTTTGAAAGACAGATTGTACCTCTACCTTCTTCTTATACTTACGGTAGCTTTGTACTACTTTAAATCCAGTCGGTGTTGTCCAAGTAATAGCTGAGTCGTAACCTAAAGCTCGTACACTTTCACGCAGGAATGTCATCACTTTATTAACAGGACGACACACTTGGTTAGCTAATCGGTTGACGATCTTACTCACCCATATAACAGAGGTAAGCATCTCTCCGGTCGATGTCCACGGATGATTAACTCCTATGCTTTTAAATAAATCCTGTACCAAATTATAGTGGGTAGCACCGTACGGTCTGTTCATCACTGCTAACTTAGATAACTTACGAGAGAATCCGTACTGCATCCAAGTCTTAGCCAGCGGTCCACCGTCCTTCTTCAACTCATCGTACACCATATCACTAAACTCTGTGTACATATCATTAGCTTTGTCTTCCTCCACCAAGTTGCACATCCTACCGATCTCTTTGTCCCGTAATAACAAACTCAGTATCTGCATACCGTTATTGGAACAGTCTTGACGCACAGGTAGGTAGCTAACATATCCGTACCCCTCTTCTCTGAACTTCTTAAACTCTAAACAGAACCGCAGGAAACAGAACGGATCGGATGCATCTGTCCACCAATCTGTACCGTGTGGATCATTCGCTGCTTCAAGAATAAAGTTCTGTCGTTTACCTACCCACTCAATACGTTCATCCCGTGTACCTTTTACTCCCCACATGTTCGCACCGTGGACAAATATCGACATAACATCCTCTTCATCCACCACCTGTTGACCGTTCTTAAAGTCCAACAAACTCTTAGCTAAATCAGAACCTTGAGGGTGTAAGTAGTACGGAATAGCGTACACTCTGCCCCTGTAATCACAACGATAAGGAAAGTACAGCTTGTCCCAAGTCTTATATATCTTAGCTAGGTGTAGGATACGACAAGTCTGATACCGCTTGCTGTTGTTAGCATCGTTCGCTTTCTTGATGTCCTTCTGTTTTAACTTCCAAGCCCGTAGCTCATGCGGACAATCACCTGTGTACCTCGGTTGCTCAGGTATCGTTCCAAAGTTAGGAATGTTTCCAACAACACGCTCATTCTCCCAACACTTTAGAGTAATATCTAAAATCTCTTTGTTAATTTTCCATTCCACTCTAGCAAGTTTATTACAAGCAGACATAGCGTGTTGGTAGCTCTTCTCGTAATCTTGAAACCATTGAACGGGCTTACCTGTTATGAACTTCTGTGGAGGCATGTGCTTAACACTGTACCCACCACCTACTAATCCGTACCAATCAACAGGACGGTCAGGTAAAGCCATCTTAAATACTCTAGTTGTCTCCTTCCACGCATCAAACCGCTGTACCCAATCTTTAAATTGTGAAGTAGGTAAGACAGTGCGTTCCGGTTTGTAACTCTTCTGTCCACCTGAATTAAAACCGATCTCCCACAACCCTGTCTCTAGTCGTATCTCTTCCAATAACCAAGCACCAAGAGCTGTCTTACACTTACTATCCCACAGCGTGAACCGCTCCTCTTCATAGTCGTAGAACTGCTTCAGCTTCATAGCTTTACTCCTGTCATCCAACGCTAACAGATCAAGCTTGTTCGGATGCATAGTATCTAACGCTTTGTCCCACCTCGCCTGATTCTCAAATGCCTTGCCTATCTTGTAAGCCATACGACCAACAGGTAAGTTAAACTGGAGGTGATCAAGAAATGTTTGCAGAGCTAATGCACTGACCTGGTACGGACACATATCTAATATAAAAGTAAGGAACAGCGGTGTAGTGTGCTCGGTGTTACCTCCAAATGTGTACATAAAATCCTCTACCTTCTTACCTAATCTCGGAGCCATGACCCGTAACATTCGCTTACTAGCGTCCGTCTTAGATGACTCTCCCTCCTGTCTCAGCTTGGCTTGTCGGTTACGATATTGTGTCCGTCCCCACTCACGCATTCGCCACACATGACCCCGTTGGTCTTCGTTCGTATCTTTAGTCATGTGCGTTATTAAACCAAGATTTAGGTAGCTGTCGTTGCTTGTTGGTGCGGTAAGCTATTAACTTGCCTTCAGCGTCCCGTACATAGTTGCCATTCTTATCTCGTTGAAAGCCTGTTATCTCAGTATCCGCCCAGAACTTATTCCACCCAACAGCTATTGCGTTGTGATCGATGCTCGACCAGTTAAAAGGCAAGTCAGTTACGGATGTTTCGTATTCTTCCACACTCATCTAATAACTCACCTCTAATAATGTCCGCCTCCGCCTCCCAAAACAGGTCAACTCTTTCTCGGATCTTCGTATCCATTCCACCTGAGCCAGTGTTCGATCTCTTCTTCATCACCTTCAAACTCTTTAATCTCTTCCAAAAGCCACTCTCTTTCTCTCTCTTCATAGTCTTGTTCATCGTATGGGTTGTTGCTGTTTAACCAGCTATCGTAGTTGCAGTTCCTCATTGTTCCAATCTCCGTGTTTCATCCTCCAACAGCTGTTGCAAGGACAGGTAAAGTGGAAAGTATTTATGATCTGGGTTCAGCTCCCCGTCAAACTCATTCCATAAAATGTGATACATTAATTCTTCAATCATATCAGCGGGTTGTAGTAATAGTTCTTTCATAGGTCATCATATAGCCAAGCCAAGAACAGTAATCCACAGATCAGGAAACAGCCAAAGCCTAGCATTGTAATCATTCTTCGTTGTTTAGTTGTCGGTTAAGTAGTTCGTCTTGCAGTTCAATCAATCGATCACGGACAGTTACAGAGTCAGGTAATTTTTCACGGACACGTAAGTAATGATCGATAAGCGTTTGCAAGCTCGGTTCGTCCAAGGTTTCAAGGTGTTCTGGATTAGTGTTATTCAAAGTCATGATCGATACATCTTGTGCCTTCGTTCTCTCGCCCTTGCAAGCTTTTATCGCAAACATCACAAGTTTTACGCTTCTTTAATTCTTTAAGCACACCTTTGAACGCTTCAAACGCTTCCTCTTTGCTAGCACAAGTGCCACTAAAATTCGGATAGTCACGGCACTTCCAAACAAGTTGCGGACAGGTACGATATCGCTCCGAATCTATGTAGTAAAAGAAAGCAACTCTGTTTCCGTTGTGATCGGTTAGGTATTCGGTGACGCTCACTCTTGAATATCCTCCGTTACTTCGCCATCTTCATCATCTACACGCCATCTCTTTACGATCACCTCGCCATCTATTGAATCATCAAAGTAGTAAACATACTTGCCAATGGTAACATAAAGAGAGTTGTCGGTTGGTTGGTTTATTTTCATGGTCAGGTAAGGTTAGGTGTTTAAAAGCTTTTTACCACGGCACAATTCTTCGTATTCAAATTGACTCACAACATGAGTAACAAACTCAATAGAATCCAATTCTTTCTTAACATATAGATTATAGAATCCTTTTAAATCCTTTTTAGGATGTTTGGCTATGATGTACCAGTGCTCGTTGTTTGTATCGGTTACTTTTATTTTCATAAGGTCAGGTAAGGTTAAAGGTTAAAAGTTAGTTAAAAATTTCGGTTAAAGACTCGCCAGCAAGATTCCAGCCCCTATGCATTGCAAGCTTTTCCCCTTGATTTATAAATCTACCTGAACGGAAAAGCCAGTAAGATTCACCGTCAAAATAATACGCCCCTAAATCGTTCCAATGCCCGAATAAGGTTGCAAGGTTGCCATTAGGTAAAGTTATTTTTTCTTTGTATTGTTTATTATATTTTTCGTTGTACATGATGTTTAAAATTCGGTTTCCAGTATTGTCTTGATCGTTTCAATCGGTTTACGGTCTCGCAAAGCTTGCAAGATATTTTCGTTTTCAAGTGCTATGCTTGGCTCGATTAAGTATTCGTTGCAAAGTAAGATGAATTGAGTCTTTGTCATTGGTTTTATAGATTTAAGGTTAAAGGTTAGGAAAAAAGGATAGAACATAGAATAGCTATCCAAGCAGTAAGTAAGATGAAAGGCATTGCCTTATCTATCAAATTTGGTGCTGTAAACATCTTGTACACCTCTTTGTCGATCATGTCGCTAGGTGTTGGTAGTTTGTTTATGATTTTGAGTTGTTGTTCGTTCATAGTATTTCGGTTGTCTTTATAGTTTTAAAACAAGTTGTTAGGTAATCTATTAAATCTTGAGTTGTCTCAAATCTTTCCTTTGTTTCAACACCTCTAATATCACCTAACCAAAAAGTGTAGGAATCAGTATTATTGTAAATTACTAAGTGATCTCGTTTCATGGTCTTTAAGCGGTTGCAAGTTCTACGCCTTGAATAAGTTTGTGCAAAGCGGTGTACAATTCTCTTTTAGTACCTAAACCTATTGTTTCTTTTACACCGCCCCCTTCATTTACCATTTCATGCAAGCCAACCGCTCCATAAGCCTGATAAAGGTGAAAGTTGCCTATTTGTGCGGTAAGTTTGTCATTATCCTTTGCATAAGGCTTTAAAGGGCGGTTCAATAGTTTGTTTAATTCAGCGGTTAACGCTTCAAGTTGTGCAAGTGTAGTTCTCATGTGTATAGTAGTATTTTGTTTATTGATTTTTGATTGTACATATATCTTCTTTCCCAAAGTAAAACCACCGCTCGGAATATTCTTTAGGTTTTATAATTTGAGCAGTTCTGGTAGATTTCTTTACCCACTCGTTGCCCCCAAAGTAAAATCTTGAGTTAATTTCTATATTTTTAAAAGTTTGTTTTATTTTCATTTTGATAGTATTTTTGTTTTTTATTGTGATTCGATTAAGATTAACCAAACTTGTATGGATCAATGCTAATTAGCTTTTCAACAAGTATATCGTCAAGTTTAGAAAACTGGTCTCTAGTAAAGATGCCAGCGTTCCAAAGTCTTTCCAAGCTTTCCTCTACTTTCAAAAGAGATTCAGCGTCATTAGCTTTATTGATCCGTTCAAGTGCTGATTGATAGTTTTTATTCATGTAAACAGCTATTGAACGAACCAAAGCATCTTTGCAAATTATTTTTTGCGTTTACCTATTCTTTAAAGCTGTACTTATCGATGGTATAACAAAGGCTAATGATCGATTAAGTTGTGCTTCAAGCTGTTCATTTAGTTCATTTATTTTTGAACTTGGAACTTTGAAAGCGAAAAACACATACAAGACTAAAAGCAACTAACTTGCATTAACGAGTTTGATCCGAAGCTCCATTGACTAGGCTATTGATCGATCTACTAATGCAATTTAGTTGCAATAAGGAAAAAAAATAAGCAAGAAATCAGTAGGAATCTATTAAGTTTGCATAAGTCGTTGCTAATCAACAAATCTAATTAGACATAATACATAAAGAGCGAAGCTCTACCCCCCGCCCTTTAATAATCCTGGGTACGCACGGGGGTAATTAATGCGCGCGTATATAGCGTCGACCTCTCAGATTTTTCCGACTAAATCTTTTTAGATAAGTCGTTCAGATTTTTCTGCCTAATCTTTTTGAGAGTCTAGAAACTCCTCTAAACCACACCTCAGAGCTACGCTTATATAGTCTTCATCAGTAGCTACTTCCTTGCCCCATTTAACAAGCATATCGTGTGTGCTGTCTTCCATCTCCAGTTCTAGCTTGGTGAAGACTTCGTCTTCTGTTGAGACGATCCGGATAATCGGTAGAGGCTCCTTAGAGCAGCTAGGTGCGAGTTCAGAACTTAAAGTTAATGTCGGTGTCGGTGTCTTTTTCTTCTTCTTCATCATCTTCTACTCCTTCGAATATAACATCATCTGTTTCAGTAAGTACAGACAACTTAGCGAAGTCCAGGCAACCTGCTATCGTGTAGTCGTTAAGATCGTACTCTCTTTTAAAGCGGTACACCAGCTTGGCTAGTTCGTACTGGAAGGTGTCTGTTTGATCGTTGATATTCATCAGTATTAATAATACATAAGATAGAGTAGTTGTCGAGTAAAGCTGTATTGTTATGCGAGACGCTCTTGAGACACTATTGAGACACCTGCTGTACCCCTGATAAACACTGATGTTTTAAATTTTAAGCTTTACAAGTTTCCTTCGGTTTGAGATCGTTATAATAATGATATTTAGATCGTACCTATAAGGTCCGTTTTAAACGATCCTCAAAGGAATAACAAAGATAAGAGTACAAGCAATTAGTTTTAGAGTCGTATAGCTGGTTACTCCTTTTATACCTTTCTTTTCCGCATTCGCTACAAAGATTAAACCAAAGTTAACTTCAGCTTTGATCACATCAGTTACAGTTGTTGAGCTGCTCATACATCCGTTCTTTCGCAGCTACTCTAACAAAGGAGACTGATAACAACTCTTTAACTTAGGTTTTTAAGGATAGGTGTGTTTATAAATAAACCTAGCATATTTAAAGCTATACTTTAGGATTTCAAGGTAACTTGTATGTACTAAGTCTGTATTTAAACTAAGTAAGAAATTACAATATATACAATATAAGAATACTAAATAGATACTGTAAAAGAGCTATTGGTGAACGAAGTGAGCAATAGCGATGAGAACGAAGTGAATAAGATTTGTTATATCCAGCTAACAGCTGTTTTGTTATTACTTCGTTTATGAAAGCTATCAACAAACTTTGTTAACTCTTCATTCATCAGCTCTTGTTGTCTATCAATCATGGATTGGTTAACATCAGCAGCCATCTGCTGCACCCAATAACCAACAGCTATTGATAAAGCATCAAGACGGTCATCATGTACCAGTGATCCTCTATCTCTTGTTATCCTACTTAATTGATACATAAGCATGTACCTGGTTTGTTGTTCTATAGGATAGCTAAGGGCAGACCTGTAGTCATCCGTGATGACGGAAGGGTCAACAATAAGTCTATGAGAGTTTAACACAGGTTCAAGGGTATCAACAATCCGTAGCTCCTTTTGCTTATTATGTCTGACTTCTTCTATTGTTACAGGATAAGTAGTTCTAAACAGAGGCTTTATCAGCTCCATAAACATACCGTCACCAAAGTTAGACTCTATCACTACCTTATTAACTTTGTTATCCTTTGCTATAGCTACCAGCTGCTTAAGGGTCTTCTCATCGTATCCACCTCTTATCCCTCCAGCATCCGGAACAAACAACTGACCGTTAAGCATCTTCACCACAGCGTACCCTGTTTCATCCTTACCACGACCAGACGGGTCAATCGATAGCACAGAGCCTGTGTACGGTATCATATCCCCAACAGTGTTAGCAGGTCTTCTGTACCTGTCCCCAGCCAATCCTACATTAGGTAACTCTCTATCACAGTTATCAGGATCGGATGACCACACTACCTTCTCAGGAGCTACATCGACATCCACATCCATAATGACCAAGTCGTTAATCTTTAATGGGTATCTATCAGCGTCCGATAGCTTAGGATTAAGCATGAACTGTAGAGCGTACCCTGTCCGACCGTACGACATCTTTCTTTCCTCTAAGTCTAAGTCAGTGAACCGTAAGGGTTCTGTAGAGGTACCAACAGTCTCAGGTGTTATTCTGTCCGCTATAAGGGGTGCTAGATCGCCTCCGTAGTTATTTATAGCCTCCCTATCGTCTGGATACTCTGAAGACCATATACGGCTCTTGTAGCCCCTCTCTCGCAGTTTGTTGTATATACTGTCCTCACATTGAGGAGTACCAAGAAAGATGATCCTTGAGGAGTCTAAAGGTTTAATGATAGCGTCGAACTCTTTTACTTGTTCATCCAGCTTATCTCTCATTCCTTGAGTAGCACTGTTGTTAGCTACCTCCACATCGTCTGCTACAATTATATCAGCACGAGATCCAGTTAGCTGTGATGATATACCAAGGGACTTAACGGAGGGTGCGTGAGAGGCTGGAGCAGGTCCAACATCAAATGCTATCTTACTGAATCGTTGGTTCTCTGACGGCTTTAATCCTTGTAAAATGGGAATCTCCTGAATGATTCGCAAGGTAAATGTAGAGAAGTCATCCGATCTGTTTTTAGATGCTGATACAACAAGTATGTTCTTAGATGGGTCCAGCAGCAGCTGATGTACTACAAAAGCACTTGTTATCCAACTCTTCCCTACTCCACGGAACGCCATAATAACAGACCGCTTTGGACCGTGTTGCAGGTACTCTGCTATGTCGTACTGTAGCTCGGTAGGATCAGGGAGGTTCAGGTGCTTCCAAACCAGGTATAGAAAGTTTCTAAAGTCCCGTAGCTTGGGCGGTATCTCTTGGTGTTTCTTCTTCTTCAAATGGTAAAGTATTAAGTTGGTCAGACAAGGTTTGTAAAGGTGTACCCATTCCGCTGTCCATAACAACATTGTTATCTTTAAGGAACTGTCTAGCTCCGTTAAGAAGTGCAGCGTTGTACTCTCCTAAATCCTCCATCATATCAATACTGTTACTGTATGCACCAGCTATCTTGTCGTGCAGTTTACTTCCTTCGGTATGACTTAACATATAGTTAGTGTATTAGTAGTTGTTATCTTTGTAAACAAAAAGAGGCAGCCCGATTGGACTGCCCCTTGATGATAGATATGAGATAAACTCTTAGCTTAAAGCAGCTTCGAACTCAGCAACGGTTCCTAATTCAGTTCCGTTGTGGTAGATGTTACCGTCAAACTTCGCACGAGTAGCTGAACCGTCAGTCGAAGAGATGTCGGTAGCAGCAGCAGTTGCGGAAGTAGAGAGAACCTTGAACATGTCGTCTCCTTCGTCCCAGATCAAAGCAACATTGCTTTCAGCAGAACCACGCTCAACGATGAAACCACCGTCATTCGAGGCATTTGTTCCGGAAGCAGCACCTTTAGAAAGGTTCATGATGCTGTCAGCAACATCGATGTTAGTGGTGTTTACGGAAGTCGTAGTACCATTAACAGTCAAGTTACCGCTGAATGTAGCATTAGCAGCCGAGATGTTACCGGAGAAGGAAGCGGAGTTACCGTCAGAAGCAAGCGATCCTGTAGCAGTTTGCAACGCAGAGATGTCGCTGTCATTGCTGGATACATTCGATTGCAGGGTGGAGATGTCCGAATCATTCGAAGAGACATTGCTTTGCAGCGTGCTAACATCAGATTGAAGTGAAGAAATATCACTGTCATTCGAGCTAACATTAGACTGAAGAGTGCTGATGTTAGAGGCGTTAGTAGAAACGCTGGACTGAAGGCTGGAGATGTCGGTATCGTTAGAAGCAACAGCGTCAGCAACAGTTTTAAGTTGGCTATCAAGAGCTTCGTCAGCAGCTTTAAGGCTGGCTACAGAACCGAGATAGTTGGTCGAACCGTTAGCGGAATAAGAACCGTCAGTACCAAGACCAGCACCAGTTTGAGTAGCGTCAAGTTCTGATTGAATACCAGAAGCAGTAGAAGATACTGAATCTACATATTGCTTAGTAGCAGCGTGGAGGTTGGCAGTAGGAGCACCTGAGAGCGTCAAAGCTCCGGTCATTGTTCCTCCTGCGAGGGCAAGCTTCTTATCAAGCTCTACTTTGGTTTTTTGTCCCAATTGGGTAAGCAAACTAGACATAATATATAATCCTTTGTTGTGGGTTAGTTGTGTTAAAAGAGAGTATTAGCAGAACTTATATCTGTCAAACAGGTTCAACAATAAGAATGTCTCCAACCTCTGTTGTCAAACTGTCTCCGTCTTCTGCAAGTATATGAGTAACAGTAGGTACTGCACCACCAAGCTCTATAATTTTCCAAGCTGTTCCGTCGTCAATCGCCAGACAAGGACCACCGCTTCCGTCACCATCTGTTACAAAGATAACACGACCTGATGTACCTACGGTTGGTAGAGCAGATGCTAGATACGATCCGAATTGTATAGATTGAGATACAGACAGATTACCACTTATCAACCCTCCTGACTTATCAAACTTATCAGTAAGCTTGGCTTTAACTTTCGCTCCGAGTTGTGTAAGTAAACTGCTCATATCTAAGGTGTTGTGAGACCGTCAAGGAAGTCTTGATAATCACCAACCTCCTCTTCGTGTGCATCTAAGAAGTAAGGCAAATCATTCCAGGCATTCGTCCCGTCACCTATCTTAATTCTGTTACGAGCAGGGTCTAATTCAAGACCTAGTTCACCTTCGAGAAGTACGGGGTTGGTGGTCTGCCAGTTGGCAGCAGTATCTCTTCTAAGTTGTATTCTTTTACTAAATGTAGCCATCTGTTAAGCTCCTCCTCCATTGTAAACATCTAAGTTATTATCAACGACAGCTCTTTGGGATTGAATGATTGGATCACTTAAAGGAGCGTCGCCAGCGTCTAAAGCAACGATATCAGGGTCTTGTTTCAAAAGTTCTACTGTTTGGTTCACTTGTGTGGCGACAGCAGCGGATACAGCGTTCAGCGTCCGGTACTGAGCGGATAGTGGGTGTGGACGAACTACAGGGCGACGAGGCATGACTACGCTACAGATTTAGCCCCTCTGCACTTCCACTTCTTACGACTGAGGCTATTAGGACTGTTAGGATCATTCTTCCAATTTCCTTTTATCTTTAGAGACCTAGCACAGTAAGCATCACCTTTAGCTGTTCCTGGTCTGATTCTATCACCACCACCTTTAGCTTTACCTGCTTGACCGTAGCCTATGCGACGCTTTCTACCTGTCTTAGGATTAGTAACAACTTTAACGAAACGCTTACCTTTAGGCTTCTTTATGCTAAGGTTCTTTCGTTTCATTTCTTCTTGATAGCTAACTTCTTACGCTTAACAGCCATCAGGTCTGCTTTTGTTATGTGACCTCTAGGTTCAGCCATAGCTGCTAACCGTTGTTGTTTTTTAGATTTGTACGGCATCTTAGCTAGGGAATCCTTTTTTCATGTTAGAGTAAGCTTTAGCACTTACCGTAGAATCTTTCTTACTACGACTAATACCTAAACGCCTACGGTTATTCATGTTCTCGTACAGTCCTGGTCTTTTAATCTTTCTTTTCATCTGTCTATTTCCTCACTAATACTTCAAGCATTCGATCCAGCTTCTTGTTCATCTCCTTGATAGCTTCCTCGACTTTCCCCATACGGGACTCCACAGCTATATCTCTTTCCCGTTGGGCAGCCAACTCTACCTCTATCTTTGTCAGGCGTTTATCACCGATGTCCATTCGTTCGATCATGCGTTTGATAATCCAACCGATAACTCCAAGAGAGATAGCTAATACGGTGTTAAGAAGTCCAGAGAGGGAGTCGATCATTGTTGGTGTTTATCCGATTGCGGTCAGTCTAACATATTTACCTGTAAAAGAAACACCTGTGTACGAACCCGATGATAAAGATTGATAACTTTGACCTAATCTAATTTGTACAGTTGAACTAGTTATTTCTTGTATTTGAGCACCTAGCATATTACCTGAATTATCATCGGATTGATGTTCTAATACTGATCGTGCATTAGTGCCTGAAGAGTCATCAGCTACTTGAAAATAAAACACCAACGCATCAGTCGATCTACCGTGGCTAAATGTTAAAAGAACATTATTATTAACAGTCGTAGGAGACCCTTGATTGTCTTGATTTACCCACCCACTGTCGAACTTAGATACCACAACACTACCATTACTTGCAGCTGTGATTCTTCCTTGTGCGTCTACCGTTAAGTTTGTATTGGTGTAGCTACCAGCTGTAACTGCTGTGTTAGCTAACTGGTCTGGACCTACTCCATCATCTGCAATACTAAGCGTACCGCTAGTAGTAATAGGACCACCTGTCAGTCCTGTACCACTTCCTACTGAAGTTACCGTACCTCCACCTCCAGCTCCCAACTCACTGTGCTTTGCTAATCTTACACCAGTCCCAGCACCACCTCCAGTGTGTACCATGAGTGTGTCTAAGTCAGTATCTACTGTTACTTCTCCGACAGCACCCGCAAATGAACTGTGCTGTGATGTGGTTCCTCTTCTAAATTGTACTTGTATGTTTGACATGGCTTATATTTTTATACGATTGATCCGAAGTCTAGTGTAGTAGCAAGCTTTGCAGAAGTTACAACGTTGTTAGCGATAACAGTAGCACCGTCTCCAGTACTGGTTACATCTCCGGTGTGGTTTGGATGGATATAGTTATTAGCACTTGTAGCAATACCGTCCAGCTTGGCTTTATCTTCATCTGTCATAGCTCCCCACGCACTTGTCGTAGCAGCTGGGATGGAAGCGTTAGTTCCTGTATCACTGTTAACAGTTAAAGAAGTTGCGTTAGCGGTTGTTGAAAGATTGGTAGTACCAGCACCGCCACCTACCAGATTACCTCCAGTTGTAGTACCGTCACCCACATATAACAACTTTTGGTCAGTGGTGTAAATCAATTCACCTGCAAGAGGTTTAGCTGGGTTACCCACGCCTCCATCCATCGTTTGTCTTTGGGCGTCTGTGCCTCTTCTGATTTGTACTGCGATGCTCATAATGTTTGTTTATACTATTTGTCCGTAAGTGTAAGTAGCTGTTACAGGGTCTCCTACAACACTGCCCCAATCATACTCGGTTGGTATGTCCGTTTTAACTTTATATCCCCGCTCGATAACAAGGATTTCTGAAAGATTAGGTGGAGGTGTTACGAATTGTATCTCATCTGCACCACCTGCGATTGTATAGTCGCTTGGGTCTTGTACCGCACCGTTGATAGAAACCAGCACAGCAGAAGAAGCTACACCATTTGTAGTAAAAGAAAGAGAGAATGTATCAGTCGTACCGTTACCTGTGAACTTGTTGAAGTCTGGAGTTATTCCTACACCTGTTGCGATGGCAGATGCGATACCGTCTACATAAGCTTTTGTGGTAGCGTCTCCTAAGTTTGTTGGAGTTCCTACATTTGTTATGCGTTTGTTCTTAGCGTCCCAATTCGTACCGCCTTGTTCCAACTGCAACGACGCATCATTTAACTCACTGATCTCTTCGCTTAAGTAACGGTTGTGTAAATATGCTCTATCTAGTTCACTCTCAGTAAGTACTGAACCGTTAACAAAGTCTACAAGGTTCGTGTTTGGTTGGCTCTTTCTTCTTACTCGGACGATCTGACCAGCTGTAGCACCGCTGTTTAAAACAACTTTAAGTGCGGGAGTAGTAACGATAGTAAAAGCAGAAGATAGCTGTGCAACTCCGTTGATCTCCACCGTAACATGTTCATCTTCAAGATACGGAAAGTTAAAAGCAAAGTCTGTTTGTCCGGCAGTCGCTGTGTAGTCTTGGAAAGTGTTAGCCATGATGTTAAGTGTATATTATTAATTATTGAGTGAGAAGAGCAAGTACATCTTGTTGAGAGCCTTGTCTTTTCGCAGCTTTTATTTGATTCTGTTGCTGAAGCAGTTCAGGGAACTCTTGTAACATCTGCATTCTAGCCCTCGATCTATATCTACTCATTATTCTTTGTATGTATTCAACACGTGGACTAGGCAAACCGCTGTACGATGTTGCGTCTAAAGCTTGGTAACGTGAATCAGCAAACAACTTCTCAAAGGCTTGTCTCATAGTGAAACCGTTTATGGTAACTTCAGAATGTAATTCCATCCATCTATCATAAGCACTTCTTCCGTTAGCTTGTTCGTAATCTAATAGATCAATAACACCATCTAACTTCGTACTGGGTGCAGAAAAACCGTGTCCGACTTTAGCTAACTCCAACATAACAGAGTCGTTACTAGCTGATCCCCACATAACAGGATTCAAAGGGTTGATAACACCAGCGACCCCCTCAAAGTACTCTTGTACTACAGGTTCCCCTAATGGATTGCGTTTCAAATCTAATGTAGTACCGGGTATTCTTTTAAGAACTACATCAGCAAATGTCCTAGCTTCTTCTAACTGTTGATCTCCTGTTATAGATTGACCTTGGTTGAATATGTTAGGAATGAAACCTCCCACAACAGTTCCTCCATACTTACCAGCAGTAGTAGACTCTGGGTCAAAGATAGCCTTAAAGAAGTTATCAATACCAGCTAAGTAAGACTTGTTAGTAGCGTTCCTAGTTAAAGCTAGAGTCATTGAAGAAGCTAACTTCATAAGAACATTATCATCAACGCTGTGCATCTTACCGTCTTCCATCAAGTCAGCGGTATCTGCATACATACCAATCATAGTAGCTATAGGATCGAGACGACCGTAACTTATCCACTTATCTCCAATCTTTATACTATATGGAACATTACCAGCAGCTTCCCATATCTTCCTTTGCTTAAAGTCTTTAGGGCCTTGTCCGTTAATTCTGTCTTTAAAGTTAAATACAGCAACCATCATAGCTCCATTCAACAAAGCACTAAATGCTAACTTACCCTTTACCTCTGCTCTCTTTAAATGGTCAGGAGTTCCGTCAGCCTTTACAGCATTCAACTGCTCAAGTATAGAGTTCTTAGCGTCTTCTGTAGCTGGCATCCCTTTCCTTAAACGCTCAATCCTAGCTTTGTATTCAGGAGCTACTAAAGGTAGTTTTTCTCTGAGCTTATCAAACGCTAACATTTCCCAAGCACCTAATCTACTAAAAGAGAATTTAAGAATGTTTGTTGGGGTCCTGATAAATGGAGCAACGATAAATCCTCCTGGAAAACCGCTAACAAACTTTTGTAGTAGCTGCATGTTTTTACCAAGCTCAGTAGAGAAAGTTATCTCATCAGCAGATGCTAAGTTAGGTTCAACAAAATCTCTAGTCAAAGCATCTAAAGCTTCAAAGTCAGTACTAGATTCATCTACTAAACCTAATCGTCTTGAACGTTCCGCTGTTTCCTTTTTAGCTTGCTCTACATATTCGTAGATCGCTTTCTCTCTGTCAGACGGTGCGTCAAACTTCTGATCTTTTACAGATGCTTGAGCTTCTTTAATTAGATTAGCTTCAGAGAAGTTCCTGTTAGAACGAGTTAACAAAGCTTGCATAGCGTCAGCTGTATACTCTGCTATCTTCTCTGGGTCTTGTATACCTAAGTCCATTGCTTTAGTACGGAGCATCGTTTCAGCACGAGTTCTGTACTCATTAAATTTGTACATTTGATCCCAAGCTTGGTTGGTTCTGTTTGGTAACCGTACGGCTTTCCCAATCCAATCTATTGCTGTCTCTAGACCGTCTGATAATTCAGTTCCTAACACTTCTCCTACATTCTTTCCGGTAATTGATCCTATGCTATCTTCAGTTTGTTCTACGAAAGCTGATCTAGCATCTCCGATATAATAATCACCGCTCTTCCACGCATTAAGCATGAATCGAACTAAACCTGTTAATTGAAAGTTTTTAGAACTAGCGTGTGTTATAGCTTTCTTTGTAGCAGGATCAGCACTCATCCAACCACCTACATATCTCTCAAACTGCTTAACAGATGTAGACATAAAACCACCCCCAGCATTTACCGTTATAGTACGAGGTCCCCACATTAAAGCATTTTTATAATATTCTTCTACCATTTTTAAGAACTTGCCTCCCTCATGTCCTCTTATGGTATTGTTCATCCCTATAATAGTATTCCACACATCATCTCCGCCTTTAGCCTTAGCGAACAATATGTTTTCCACTATTTGGTCAATGGTTAAACCGCCTTTCTTACGGAGATAATCGTTCCTGAGTTTTCTGTCAGTTATTTCAACTCTATCTAGTCCAATCCTAGCTTTCATTTGTGTAGTTTTTAAACCAAATCCGAACCCACTAGATAACCCAGAAACACCTGCTTGTATATGAAGTTGGAGGTCTATTAAACTTTTAATCCGTGCTTCTAGGATTTCTAATTCTTCCTCTCCTAGTTTAGCTCTACCTACATTGTATTCTTCAGCTAACTTAATAATCTCTTGCCCGTTCTTAGTTAAACCAGCTCGAAGACTTACATGACGTAATGCAATTCTTCTTAACTGAACAGCATCGTTTTTATATTGATTAACTAATCCTTTAAGAAAGTTCCCATCGGCTCCTGTAGCGTCAGCCATTTCATTAAGAACGCCTTCATCTAACATCTCTTGAGTATACTTAGCTACTTGGTTCGATCCTTGTAGTTTTTCAGCACCAGCATCCAACATAGCCATAATCTCATCAGCGTATGCACCTGATGGTATATCAAAATCATTTGCTACAGCTTTAGCTACACCGTCAATAGCTTGCCTGCCGCCAGTTCTTATACTTTTAACAGATACATCGTCTATTGATTTTTTAATAATATCATCACTAAACTCAGGCATCTCGGCAAAAGTTCTACCAAACTCTAAAGGACGCTGACGCTGTATCTTTATATTACGCTGTTTAATAAAGTCGTTAAATATCTTCTGTCTTTGATCGATACCTAACTTAGCCTTCAAAGAAGCAAACATATCCTTGAACATGATCGCTACTTCTTGTGCTATTCTTTTAAGTGTGCCTTGAGGAGCTAAGTCTTTCTCATCTAACTTCTTCAAGAAAGCATCCGTCATCTCCTCCGCAAAGTATTCGTCTACATCTGCGTATCTGTAGTTATCGCTGGTAAACTCCCCTTTCTTGAATCCGTTCAGTTCTTTCGCTAACGCTATTCTTTCACTTGGAGTCTTAGCTTTGTCTTTAGCTCTTTTACTTAAATCGTCTAAATAGTTCTGACGCTCTTTTTGAAATTGTTTAGTTAAAGAATCTACATCAGTTGAAGGAAGATAACGACTAAGGCTATGCCACAACTCGTGAACCATAGTTCTTTTAATCTCACCCTTATCTATAGTAGCTTGTCTTATTTGTAGTAGATTGTTACCAAAGTTATAACGACCAGCTGAGGGTATTTTATTAGTAACAGACAGAGATACATCACCAAACAGGCGTTGTCCCATTACATCTATAAACTTCTCTACATCCGCTACATCCTCCGGATCAGCTCCCTTTATAGGGAACTTCTTCATCAACCTACTCTTTAAGTTACCAGCCCCTTTAGGAATAATATCCATCATGGCTTCTTCTTCGTAGGTCTTGAATGGTCCTGGTCTTCTATCTATAGCTTCATCAAAGTCTTCGATAGTTTCACCGAGGTCGTCTAGTTTTTGTTGTAGTTCTGGTTCAACTTGCTTCTCTCGAAACTCCGGCATTTCCGCAAAAGGTCTATCTCTTCTTCCTCGAAAATCCTTTGGAGACTCTCCCATCGTAACAAGTTCATCCATTAACCGTTCTTCAGGAAAGTTAACAGCTTTAGATATTTCCCTAATAGAATACCCTTCTTGCCACATATCTATAGCAGCGTTTAATGCTGTATCCTCACGTCTTTTAGATAACTCGAAAGCATCCAATCCAGTGTCAAAACCTTTATCCTTACGCCCTAGCATTATATCCCTAACATCCTCTCCTAAAGATATTAGTTCTTGTTCTATAAATTCAGGTTCTAAGTTTACTGTTTTAGAAATTTCATCTGGAGAGTAGCCTTCGTCCCACATCTTTAAAGCTACATTCATTCCTATAGCTTCTTGTGTTTCTCTTGTTACTTCAAAGCCTGTATCTTTTCTTCCTAGTGAGAAATCTCTAGGGTCCTCTCCTATATCTAGTAAATAGTCCTGTATTCTCTTTTTATCAATCTTGAGAGTTCTTTTTATTTCATCTAAGCTGTAACCGCTATCCCACATAAAAAGACTTTTATTTTTTAATACATCTTCTTCTGTTAACGGTTCTCTAACAAACTTCTTTCCTTCAGCAAAACTAGGCAGATCAGCAAACGCTTCTCCTTTAGTCTGGTCTTGCCATTTAAACATAGCAGAAGTTATAGCGTCCTCTCTAGTAGCACCTTTACTTACTTCTGTGTTCTTAACCTTAATAGCATCAAGACCAGCTGTGAATCCTTTAAACAAACCTGCTAGACCTAACCCTACAAGCTGCCCCTCAATGACATTTTTTAACCTACCTTCCAACTCACTGTCTTCAGGATCAGCAGCCAAGTATTGAGTAACTGCGTTATTAAAAGCTGGGTTATCGGATTCAGTCAACAAATTGGCTAACCTCTGTTCTTGACCGTCGAATGCTGCAAAGTCTGTAGCTAGTTCCGCTCCTAATAATCCAGTTACTTTTACATCGGTAAACTTACCTGGTTTCTTACCTTTAGTTAGAGCTTTCGCTGCTTTACCTGTAACACCTGTTAGCTTACCTGCTCTAGCTGCTTTACCTGCTACACTAATCCCCTTTCCAATAGCACCGAAAGGAACAGCAAACTGTACTAAACTAGTAGCTATATCACCCGCCATTGTTTTAGAACGACCAAACAAACGCTGCTCGTCCCAATCTGGTAACACATCGAATGACAAGAAATCTCCTAAATTATAAACACCGTGAGCCATGCTCTCCAATCCTCTAGGAACACTAGCAGCTATATCTAAAACATAGTCACTAACTCCTAACGATTCTTTTTTAGAAGTGCTTAAATCAAACTCGCTATAATCTTCAGTAAACTTCATTACGGTCTTAGCTGCTCTGCTACTTTGAATTGTTGTCTTATAAATTGTCTAACCTTGTTTTCGTCTTCTTCACTATCTTCTTGCAGTGATACTTGAAATATAGCTTCATACAGTTGCGTCTCTGGTGTTTTATCCTCATTAGGATCATTTTGTAAAGCAAGTAATCTATCTTTAGATATAAGAAGAAACGAAGGTAGTAACTGTTTTATAGCTTCTCTATCTATAGGTACTTCTCTAGCACCTCTAGTTGTATTTAAAGTAAAAGAACCTTTATTGATATTTTCAGTAGTTAAAAGTTTATCCTTTTTAGCTAACATATACACAACTAAACTACGCCTAGCTATGTCTTTTTCAGCTTTAAATTTATCAGTAGATTCCAATGTATCTAAAAGTATATCTATGTTTTTTCTATATAAACCTTGAGGATATGAACCAGTCTTTTCAAAAGTATCTGCATCCCTAACGGCTCCTTCAAAATCACCTTTCCTAAGTTTTTCCTCTATATCAAAAATATTAGTAGCATAAGTTTCAGGACTTAAGAAAGATAAAGCTGCGTCGCTTACTTTTTTAGTAGGGTCTACATAAGAACTAGTTTTACCCTCTTCATACTTTTCAGCTCCCTTAGTGGTAACCTTAAGTTCAGCTTCTGATTTCTTCTCGTTTTCTAGTCTCTCTTGTAGTTGAGTTCTAAATTTAGATAGCAAATCATCCTCATAGTTAAGCATGTGATCCGCTACTACAGTCTGGAACTTTGTGCTTTCTACATCTTCTCCCTCTACAGTTTTATATTTACCTGTAGCAAGTTGTCTCATTATTTTAACACGCTCTTTTAACATATCTTTAGCCAAAGAACCTGCTATAGCTGCATACTTAGGATTAATCGTAAGAGCACTCAAAGTGTCCGAAGGGTTGCTAGGGACCATGTACTCTGTTTTAGTTAATAACTCATTTGTTAAAGTGTTAACTTCCTCATCAAAACTTAAGCCAACTTGTTGCGGTCTAACTTCCGATAGAATCCTTTTAACTTGTAGGAATACTTCCTCTTTAGGTTTTGGTTTCCGTATAGCTTCTAATGATTGATATATACGATCTACAGCATCAGGACCCGCAACATATGAGTTACCAGTTTTAAGTGCTTTTTGTCTTAAATATTCAAATGCTTCTTGTTCATTGGTTATAGTAAGCGTGCCATCTTCCCCTATATAAGATTGGTTGTTAGCTAGTTTAGCAGATATTTCAACAGCTTCGTTGCTTATCTCTCTTAGAATATTATTTCCTTCTTTAAGCTCTTCGTTTTGTTGTTGGCTAAAAATATTCTCAGCATCTGCTCTCAACACCGCTTCATCAGAGGAGTAGTCACTAAACACATCATCAGTCTTTAGTTTCTTATCTTTAATTGTAGTGGTCCCTACTTTAAGGTCTCCTGAAAATTCCATCCAGTGTTCAAAAGACTCCCGATCCCCAGCTCTAGCGTGTGCCATAGCAACATCACGCCTTAGCTTCAGTAGTTGGGCTGGGGTAAAAGCACCTTCATTTTCGGACCACCACTCACTTATAGCGTCCGGATCAGCCATAACACCTTGGTTATCTAAAGAAGCTCTGTATACTATGTTCTTACCTGCCAACTCTAACTGTTCTCTGTTCTGTTCATTCTTTATAGAATTATAACGAAGCGAGTATTGTTGTATTGTATTCTTAGCAGCTGCATCAAAACCCTGCCTTATGGTAATATCTTTTAAGGATTCATAATCCTCAGTCATACCAGTAATAACATCTTGAACTACTTTATCTGTAGGTGTAGCTGCGTCTGACTTATCAAGTGCTTGTTGTAATCTAAGTTGGAACTCATCGTGGAACTGTGCACCTGCTGCTTTTCTTACACGCTCTTGGTTCCAAGGATTAGACATAAAAGGGATGAACTGCTTACGGACTCCCTTATCAAATTCATTTCTATTTTGTAGTGCTTCTGCATTTACTTCTTCAATTGATTTATCAGCGAGATCGGCTATAGCTTCTTGTTCTTTTATATCACCTATTTGTTTTACCTCACCTGCAATTTGTACGCCTACACCTACTGCCCTAGCTAACTGACCTAACTTCCCCTCCTGCCATGACGGTGTCTGTATTACATTAACAGGTGTTGTACCGTAGCTGCCAGGAACCGTTGGTCTTACCTGTTGGATAGCACCTTTTAAACCTTCTACTACTACTCTTGGTTTAGCCATTGTTATTATGAAAATGTTTTATAAGCTCTAGCAGCTTCCAATCCGGTTTCCGCAAGAGCGATTGCAAAGTTTGGTCGAGATGGCATCTTTGATCTTATCCGTGCGATGTCTTGAGTGTGAGCGAATGCTATCTCCTCTTGCCTCATCTCTCTACCTACACGCATATATCCTTGTTGTATTTGTTGAGCTGTTTTTACCCTACCGAATTGAGCAGCTAAATCATTGTACGATTTCATCTCAATGCCTACTCCTTCACCTCTCGCTGCTATAGCTGTAGCTTCCCTTGCTTGATTCTCTAAAGCTAAGTCACGCATTCTTAAAGTTTCAGACTCAGTCTCTTGCAGTTGCTGCATATTTTCAGCAGTGAAGCGTTTTAAGGTTTGTTGATTGCGTAATGCAGCAGCTTGTTCAACAGCAGCTTTCTGCATCTTATATGCTTGCTGTTGGGCTGCGAACTTCAACCCTCCTTGAACGCCTACTAAGGCTGCCATAGCTCCTGCGTTACACATAACAATTACTTCCTCTCTAATATAAATGACAGATAGTTCTCGTACTGACAATCGTTAAACTCAGCACCTAACCACTCCAACCATCTAATACTCAGCTTGTTACTACGCATGACAAAGTTAGTTAAGTAATCAAAGCCATCTAACAACTCCTCTACCTTCTCAGCTGAGTGTTTCAAAAAGAACTTCTTTATCTTCGGTAATCTTCTAGTCCCTAATAACCAAGCACTTCCGATATTAGTACCGTTGATAGGAGCTACTCCAAAGGAGCAGTACAGATTGTTTTCCTCATCCCGTACACTGTAGCACTTGCTCGATGTAACATACGACATATACACAGCATCTCTAGGGTGACACATAAGACCGAGAATCTCTAACATATCTTCCTCCCGCAAATCGTCGTACAGATCAGCTGCATCCATATCCCCTTGTGCTTCATCTATCCTAAGCTCCATAGCGTCTACTTCTCGGTATCATCATCGATTCAAATTCTGCAGCTAACAACTTGACTGGCAAGGCAGAACTGCTCTTCACTTCAATCGTTGCTTCGTTAGGCTGTGCTTGGACGGGGAATCTAAAGTGTCCGCTTTGTGGTACAAAAGTATTAAGTGTTAAGTTAGCACCCACAATGTCAGGATTAAATGCGTAGGAGTAGGTGTCTCTGTACTTAGGAGTTACTTCAACAGTGAAGTGTCCGGTCTCTGCGTAGTCTATACTACCGTTACGGATCGTTTGAAAAGCGTAGTCAGATGCACTCCGACCTCCTCGTTCTGTTGGCTGTTTAAGTGTTTGATCAGAGAACCTGTACAACATATTGTACGGGATACCAGCAAAGAAGTACTTCTCGTTATTGTAAAACTTACCAGCTACCCATTCAGGAGCCGTGGCAACATCTGTGCTAACAGTCCAGTAAGTGATGTTAGGAGTTACAGAAGTATCAACAGCTACGAAAGAACTTGGGGATGTGTGAGTAGTTTCACATTTATAGATCGTACCGGAGTGGGTAACATAGTTAGCTAGTGTTCCACTAACCGTACCTGCTGTAGAAGTAGTCTTAGTAAATGCTACCTTGTGTCCCTTCTTCGTGTATATGTTTACATTGACTGGATCAAAAGGGAAACCACTTATAGTAGTAGTCTTAGAGGGAGCGTCGTAGCTGGTAGTTAAAGCACTACCGTCCACTCGGCTATCAAGATAAAGTGTGTAGTCTAAGTCTGTATCTTTTAATCCGTCTTCCAGTGTCAAGCTTTCCAAGTGTAAACCCTCACTGTCTGCTGTTAACATATGCAAGTTACTGTCGATAAAGTCAAACCCTCGAACATCACGACCAAAGGTAAACTTCATCCAAGCACTCTGTATCTTTTCTTTGTTACTCCAGAAGTACTTATAAACAAACAAAGTCTTTGGGTCTTTAGATGTACCAATAACAATCGTGTTCTCAGACTGTGATCCAGCTATCTGTTTAACATCTGCTGTGATGTACTTAGGTATCTGTGATGTTATCTCTTCGGAGTGAAATGTCTCGGTGTTGTTATCAACAAAGTATTCGTACATCCCTTCAAAGTCGTTCCGTTTAAATGTGAAGTAGATGTAATTACCCAGTGCTATTGGTTCTACGGTGTCTGATATATCGTACTCAGTAACAGGAGATATAGCTACCGTCTTAGGTGATAACACATCTGCCCCTCTAAGTACAAACTGTGACTGCTTACTGAACAACATCAACTTCTCTTGGAACGGTACAGCGTGTTGAAGTACTGCTACCTTTGTATGGCTAAGTCCTACATCTATCGGTGCACTGTCTAACAACTGTTGTGTAGTAGTACGGAAGAAGTTAAAGTACTCATCTGCTTCAGAGAAGATAATATTACTATCTGTAAGGAATCCTAAACGGTTCTTAAAGAAGAAGACATCGTTGATCGTAGACCCTACAAAAGATGGGAATGGATTGGTTCCGTTATCACCAGCAGCTCTTTGTCCGTATCCTACAGGTCGTTCTGCATAGGTGATGTTTGTTCTCCAAACTTGTGCTGAATCTATACCTGCTATAGATACCCAATAGTTCTGCCAATCAACACCTACTCCTGGTTCATTACTTGAGTTAGATATGTGGTCTTCTACTAAGTTATAATAAACACCGTAGTTCTTTACTATGTTTCCGTATTCGTTTGGAGTTTGTAAAGTAAACCCTACCACCTCTCCTGTCACCTCATCGTAGCCATCTGCTACAAGAACGATAGGCATAGTAGTATAATCTATAGTAGTGTCTATACCTTTGCTTGCCCGTTTAGATTCAGGACCGTCGTCCCAACCAACAGTCTCTACCCAACTACCTTCTCCAAACTCTTCACGATCTTTTGTTTGAAATACTACATAGTAGTCGTCTTGGTCTACATCTGCATCCCCTCTGATACGCACCCTAAAGTCGTGATAACACTTCTTAGGTAAGTCAGTAATGCTTTCTACTTCTTTGTAAACAATACCCAATCCTTCATTACTTAAACCATCTTCTGAACGAATACTAAAGTCTGCATCTCCTTGTATCTTTATGATAGAGTCCATCCTAGAGATGGTGAAGTTACTACCTCCAGGAACGACTGGGACAAAGCTAGGCATAACAACACCAGGAGTAGAAGGGAAAGATGTGTATACAGTCTTGGTTGTTTCTGTGGTATATTTCCTAGTTCCAGACGATTGACCGGAATAGAGATTAGATGAACTTTGTTTACTTACCGCTTCATGTCTAGTAATAGTAAGTACAAACGGTTTATCAAAGACTCCTGATACTGTTTGTGTACCGTCGTACCCTGTACCTTTGTGCGTTAAATCCCAATTTTGAACTCCCCCACTACTACCTATAACAAGTGTACCGCCAGCTCCGTATCCTACTTTAGCGTTTAAGTCAGGATCACCAGTACCATCGTCTTCAAATTGTTCGATGGAAAAGGAGTAAGTTATAGTAGTTCCCTCCCTCTGGGCTGTTCTACTCGGTTCAAACCCACTACCACCTGACAGAGTTATACCAGCTACTATACCATCTGCTCCGAAGTAAGCCTTCAAACAAGTTTCCAATCCTTTAGATATATACTCAGTGTCTGCGTGAGCAGCGTTACCTCCACTACTGGGACCACTAATATAAGTAACATCGTTGAGTTGTGAAGGAGCGGTTTGAGTGTTAAAATCGTGATGTGTATTTACTACACCAGTACCACCAGGAGGTATTAACTTACCGTCTATATAAATACTGTAACCCTTTTCGTAATCTCCAAGCTTGGCAAACACTAAAGCATTGTACTTACCGTTATCATCTTTGACATCTTTAGATAAGTACTTAGGGTCTGTATCTACCTTTACCTCCTTCTTCTTATTAACAAGGAATGTATAGTCAGCTACTGTCAGTGCTCGTATATCTTTTAGTGGATTCGTTACAGAAGTACCAAGGCTAAGATAGCTACTAGCAATAGATGTTACAGTTATTGGATAGTTCGTACCGTCATTTAAATTGATAACACCTACACCTGCTGGTATACCTAAAGATACATTACCCAACGATACAGTAACACAGTACTTATTCGTCTCGTCTCGTTTAACAAAGTGGGTGAATAGTTTATCTGAATCCTTGGCACTAGTTTGTACATTCTTCTTGTACTTAGTAGGTGGTCGTTTTACCAACCCTTCAACAACAGTAGCCCAAGCATTGATTTGTTCGTCACACTGTCCAGGATACCGCAGGTTGTCAGGTTGCTGCGATACGCCCTGTGCGAGGTTAGGTACACTGTTTACTAACAGAGGCATGTGTCGCTTTATCTATCTAAAACTCTAAGTACGCTGTAGCTATCAAAGATTGTCCTGTCTGCATTCTCAGAGTCACTGTCAATAGCACGGGCTTTAGCTTCTATCTCGTCTCTCAAAGCAAACCCTTCAATCTCTCTACTGCCTAAGAATCTGTTAGCAAAGATACGAGCTGCTTTAACTGTGATGTAGTGTCTGAATTGCTCAGGCATATCTGTGAATGCTAACTCAAAAGTTATGGAGGCTTTAACCTCCTTGGTCCATACATCCGTGTGTTTCTTCCTATCGTATAAGATAAGTCCACGCTGTACTGGATCGCTGTCTGTATAAATTAATGGGTCTAAGTCTACTCTAAGTGTGTTACTTGGTAAGTTAATCTTAGATGTGGAAGCGTCAGGAGTAAGTACATATTCATGTTCTGTATTGAAGTGCCAACCCTCTGACTGTACGGCTTTACTGGTTTCGTCCAGCACGGCTTCTGCTTGTACGACTGATACGGGAACTGCTGTCCCTCCTAATGTATTTACTGGTGCTTCTCCAATAACGGAGATCATCGTGTTTACTGCATTTAGTTTAGTCGTAAGTGCCATAGCTTTGTATATAAGTAATCCCGATGGAGGGAGCGGAACGAATCACAGACCTCCCAACACCGAGAGAAAACAGGGTTATGCTACTAATTCGATAGCACACTCAGGACGGAGGATTCCGTGACCCATAGCATACTTAGCAACAAATAGCGTACCTTGACGCTCGATCTGATACTCGGATTCGGTAGCAAGATCAAGCAACTTAACGGTTCCGACAGCAGCAGAGTGGGAAACAATTCCAACACTATTGCGGAAGTCACCATTGTATCCGAGACCACTAACACCAAACACATCGTTGTTCGAAGCTCCGTCTCCAGAAGAAACAGCACTAAGGTCAGTTGATGGGATGTGGTTGGATTTGTAGATGCTGATACCAGCGATTTGTGGGATCATTCCAGTAGCAAGACCGCCTTGACCTCCGATGTCAGCGTTAACTGCGGAAGTAAGGGAGAAGCTGTTGGAAGCGTCAGCACCAGTGATTAACTTGTAGTAATCGGATGGGCGAAGAACGCAGAAACGACCGTCGCTAGGAACATCGTTTTCGTCAAGCTTTTGAGCAGCACTGAAGAAAGCAGCAACGAGGTCAGCACCAGTGATAGCAGCAGGAGTACCTGGAGTATCAGGAGCAGAGAAGTCGTTGTTAGCAACATCAAGCTGTCCACCAACTTTACCGCCAGTAATGACAGCAGATGAACGAGCAGCAGCGATGAACACTTTAGCAAGAGCGGTGTCGAAACGAACTGCAAGAGCTTTACCCAACTCGTTAGCGTAGATGCTGCGGATGTCGTAGTGATTCTTGATGTCGTCGATGTTAGCCAAGAAAGTAGAAGCAACAAGCATCTTATCGATGGTGATGATTTGCTCTGCCTTCTTGATGTCGCTCAAGTAGCTGTTTCCAGCGTCAGCAATGTTTTCACCAGGAGTGTGGTAAGAAGCTGAAGCAATTCCGGTTACTGGGAACTGTGCTGATTTACCAGACTCGATGGTTCTGATTGTGTGTAGGGGCTTGAATACATTGCTTTCCTCAAAGGTTTGCAGAATTTCTCCGCTGAACTTTTTAAGGAACAAGGCATCTTCATTGCCAGCTGAATTAATCTGACCTACACGACTGGGGGAAGTATTTCCGTTAGCCATAATATATGTCTCCTATGTTTATAAGTTATTGTGAATATGTTTGATTACCAGTGACTTTCACACCTTTCGTCTTCACAGGATTGTCCTCCGCAGAGGGTCGAGGGACTAGTTGTTGCTAGTTGTCGATTAAATTTAAGTATAAGTAAAAGGGAAAAAAGCTTGACTGTCAACCTCTTCGACCACTTGGACCAAAGTAAAAACCTAGGATACAAGGCAGTATTACTGTGCATCCCATAAGGCTGATGTGTCCAGAAGATATAGTGATCGGCTCTTGAGCTGCTTGCCAACTGATGAGTCCAAAGAAGATTTCGTTGATTCCTTCTCCGTCTGCGTTGGTGATGGTGACGATCTCTGCGGTGGGGAAGAGGGTACAAAGGACGATACACGCACAGAGCGTAGACACCCCGATAACAGCAAGAATACGACGAGTAAAAGAAACAAACTCCCCATTACCGCCTTTATTGATTTCAGCTTGTAGTCTAAGGAAATTGTCGTTGTTACGAGCCTCTCTCGCCATTTCAAGATCGTGCTTCTGTTGCTTAGATTCAAACACATAACCAAACACCCCCTTAAGAATCGCACCCATAGCAGTGCTACCACCGCCCGTGATAAACAACATAAGTAACTCACCCATCTCTTCACCTGCTTTCTGTCAAATGACTTTCCATTTTGCTACGCAATCTGTCTAATTCTTTTTCAAGATACCGTATCCGTTCAAACTGTTGGAAGTCAGATGTTATTGGTTTATCTTGCATCTCTAACAAATGATCTAGGTCTGCTTTGGATTGTTCTGCAAACTTTTCTATGTGCATCATCCGTGCTGACAAGTCTCCTAGTAAAGTCCCTTCGTGTTGTACTCTGTCCAATCCACTATCAAGTGCTATGATCTTATTCCATACTACACTGTATCCCCAAACCACACTACCTACCACAGCTATCACTTTAGCCATGAATGCCAGGTTCGCTTTGACTTGGACATTGTCTCCTAGTTCTGTTGCCATAGCCTTTATCATAAACAAAAACCCCTACCTAGGGAAACAAAAATAACGAAACAAACCTAGATAGGGGCTTATAGATGCCTATGAATAATGAACTATACTATAACACTAAATATTACTTACAGATAACCGTCTGTCAATCTCTTCGTGATATGCTTTATCACCGGATCGATAGCGTGGATCAGACTGTGCTCGTGCTAATTCCTGCATACTTTTAAAAGGCATAGTGGATGTACCGGATAGACTACCTTGGGTAAGTTTAGGTTTACTACCTGTAGCATTCTGATACCTAGCGTACAATCCTTGCACTGCTAACTTAGCTTGGTTAATTGTACCACCTGTGACTGCCTCATCAAAAGCGTCGATCTCTTCTTGTGGTAGATTCTCATTTGCCCACTCAGCCATCGCATCGTATTGACCGTTAGCCACGCCTTTGATTTGTGCTTCTTCAGATTGTAACAATGCTTGCTGACCGGCTGCGTAGCTGTCAACTAAATCTCTGGGTAAACCTGCTTTCTCTAAAGCGTTATAAGTTTCCTCACTAAGTTGACCGTCGTTTTCAAAAAACTCTTTACTTGCTTCTGCAATCGTTTGATATGCTTCACTAACATTCTCTTCAGTTTGTTCCTTTTTGTCCTCAGCTTCCGTTTCACTTTGTTCAACTTCTGCTTCATCTTCTTTAGCCCCTGCTCCCATTTTCTTTTCCAACTCGGAGTAGGCTTTCGCCATGTCTTCCGCACTCTTAAACTTCTCTGGGAGCCATTGCGGACGGTCGCTTTGTTCTTCCGGTAATTCCTCGGCTTGTTCGTGGTTCTCTTCGGTGGGTTCGATTTCGCTTGGTGCTTTCTCATTAATCTCTACTCGGTGTAATTCAGCCATTTGTTATTCCTCTTGCGGTTGTTGTTGTGAAGCCATGTACTGCTCCTGTGCTGCGTTGATAGCTGGTCCTACTGCGGGTGCTCCGAGTTTCTGTGCCATCTCCATCATCTGTTGCTGTTGCATAGCTTGTTGAATTTCTTCTTCTGTCTTGATCAGTCCTTCAGTCTCAATACCAAGAGCAGTAGCACGACGCTTAAAGTAGTCACTGACATTTAAGTATTGAGTAACTGCTTGTGGTCCTACTATCTGATTAGCACCAGCAAGGAACATATCAAGTCTGTTAAGATCATTACCACGACCAAGTGCTTCCACACCAGTAACAATAGTAGGCTTAACGATATCTTTAGGTATCTTTGGTAGACGCTTATTCCTAGCCATCTTGTCCATCAACCTACTAACAATAGGAAGCTGTAGCTCTTGAGATAACAGAGAGTAGAGACCACCAAGTGCAGCTTCAAGCTCTTGACTTAACATGCGTATCTCTTCAGCAGTCACTCTCTCTGCATCTCTAACAACTCCCGATGTCAAAAGAAATGCCTGTGATAGACGATCTGTTATACCAGTCATTGTGGCTTGTGCAGTACGAAAGTCATTAAACTTATTCAACTGCAATACAGATACATCTCCTTCACTGCCTTGTACAATCGCACCGTTAGGAGCTTCAGCTAATGTCCGTGCTCTTGTTGTACCGTTAGGATTAACCATGAACAATACTTTAGCTGCTGCTGCACTACCTTCCACGATTGCTTTGGTCAGTGCTTCTAAACTCTTTAAGTCTCCAAGATATTCTTCAACAAATCCTCTACCGTAATCTTCTCCGTCGATTTGAGTATAACGCAGTGGGAGCCAGGGAGACTTATCAATAGGATACTCACCGATACTTTCTTCGATAAGCATTCCTTTGACATCTTGGTAGACTTTGTACTTGTCGTCTTCTCTGACGATGGCGGTATATAGATCACAGCTGTTCTCCTTTTCTTGACGATATACTTCTTCTCTTACAGATTCAGGAAGCATCATAGGAGCTACAGTTTCTTTCACTGCTATGTGTGTAACATTACCCATTGGGTCTCTCTTGACTACATAACGATCAAGCTTGAACACACGCATACCACCTTCGTCTGGTAAGTACAACAAACTGTTACCTGTTATAAGTAAGTTCTTTAGTGCTTGGAAGATACCGTTCCTGAAGTTCTGTACTTCTACTTCCTGTGATACACTACGCTCTACATCAGCTAATGCTTTCTCTAAGTCTGTGCGTAACTGCTCACCACCCTCTGGTCCTAACTCCTGCTTTGCTTTGTCCAGTTCGTATCTATCTATAACAAGACGAAAGAATGGAGCGTTAGGTGGTAACAGTGCTAACAATAACTTACTGCTAAGATTCAGTACACCTCTAGCTCCTATACCTTGGTACGGTGTGTAGTACTTAGTAGCGTAGTTGTGTCCGTCAGGAGGTAAGACATAAGGAAGCGTAAGCTCGGAAGATGTACGACCTCTGTCTAAGAATGACCACCGCTGGTTCTCCAACGAGTGATATAGCCCTTGGGCTGTTTCGTGCATATTAAATATCTAAGTCAGGACTTGTCCACTCAGGACCACTCAATACTTCTAGTATCTCAGCGTGATCGTACTGTGGTTCACCGATTAAAAAGCTGGGAGTGTCTCCCTCAAATCGTGCTAGTATCTTACTACCGTCCAAGCTCTTCCTGCTGTAAGACTCATCGATGTCTACTAATTGACTGAAGTCAAAGCTACTAGCTTCTGCGGAATCAACGATTACATATGTTCTCATAATTAGTAGGGTTTCTCGGAGGTAACAAAAGTTGCTCCAGTGTTAGTACCGTTATTGGTTCCTGTTTCATCGTTTGCATTATTTTCCAAGCGATACAACGAAGTTACTTGTGGGAAGGTCTTGCTGGTTCCTCTGATGTTGTCTATCTCTGAGCTAGTTAACTCACGGTTAAAAAGGCCTACTTCATCCATATGACCAAAAAACCCATTAGTGTTACTACCGCTAATAAAAGCACTACCTAATTTCATAGTGTACAAAGCACTTGTAGCGGTTGTGCTTGGTGCTGATGTGCTTCCTATAACCGTACCGTCTTTATAAAGCTTTAATGTTCCACCAGCGGCACAAGTAACAGCCAAGTGATGCCAGTTGTTATCTGTAATGCCGTCATCTACATTTATTGAGGCAGTCGCACCAGCAGATAATAGAACTTTTAAAACATTATTATTACCTGTCCGATTGTCGTAGAATAAGTAAAGACCTTTGTAAGTAGAAGTATAAGTTGTACCTAAGATTGATTGAATAGCAGTTGTGCTAGTATGATCTGTAAATTTAACCCAAGCTACTACACTAAAATTACAAGTGCTTTGTATGAAATCAAATTTATCCCCTGTATCTATAGTGTCGTTGGTAGCATCAAATTCAGCACTGTAGCTGTTACTTAGGTAGCTACTAAAAATACCATCGTTATTATATGTCAAATAATCTGTGCCGTCCGACACTTCGATAGCTTTAGTATCTGATCTAAATATACACAGACCTGTGTTGCTTGCTGCTGGTGCTGCTGAATCTCTAGCTGATTGTGATCCGTAACTTGTTAATGTACTCATGTTAAATCTTAATCGTTGTTATATAAATACCAAGCATTACCATCCCACACATACAGTTTATCGGTGTCTTTAGCGTAGGTTATGGTGTAGTTTGGTGCGTCTGTGTAGGATATGAAGTCTGCTTCGTTATCAAATACTTGGATGGTTGGGAATGTTAACGAGGAGTCAAATACAGATAGAGGAGTTGCTCCTACTACCCCAAGACTGAATGTCGGAAGAACGAACATTATGCAGCAGTATCTCCAGCAAGAACAAAGGTGTCAGCTGCGTAAGCTACGATACTTGCCACTCCGTACTGACCATTGATCTTGGTGTGTGATTGTCTGTTGTTAATGGTAGTACTGGAAGCAGTGAAGCTTACTTGACCCGCTCCCTTTTGTATAAAGCTACAATTAAATCCAGCTCCTAAACCACTTGGTACTGTGACAGTTACAGCAGAAGCATTGTCTAACACTACTACTTTACCGTTGTCTCCAGCTACTAATGTATAGGTGGTTCCTGTTTGATCGTTGATAGAAGCGTCGAAGTTGCTGATCGCATTACCGTTAAAGTCGTAGCTTGCTAAGTTAGAGGCAGATGCTTGCCCCATTAGATTGGTAACGGTTACTTTCTTAGTGGTGGGTGTACCTGATACATCGTCAACGATTGCCACAATGTCAGCACCTGCTGGTGTCGTCAGCTCGGTAAGTTCTGAAATCTTTTTGTTAGCCATAATTAAGGTGTGTAATCGTTATCGTTAATGTACTAATACTAATTATGGATTGTTCTTAAATAATACCCAAGCACTGCCGTCCCAAACATATAGCATGTCGGTGTCTTTAGCGTGGACGATGGTATGTAAATCTGCGTAATTAGTGTTTATAAATGTGGATTCGTTATCAAATACTTGAATAGTACTGAAAGTTAATGAATTGTCAAATATAACAGCTAGTACAGTACCGCTTACATTTGCTTGGTTGTGACCAGTACCTGTCAGTGTAGCTGTTACACCGCTTATAAAAGAAGCAGAGTTCTGTAATTCAAATGTAATAACAGTATCGGAACCTGCTAGTAATGTTTGACCACTGTCTACTGTAAGTATAAGCGTACCTGTGGACTGCGTCCAACTACCTGATGATCCAAATATAGAAGCTCCCGCTCCACTCAATGTTAAAGAAGTATCTGCCGTTTGACTAGTATTTAAACCAGTTAATGTAAGTGTTGATCCAGAACTTAGAGGACCTTCTGGTTGTACTGTAAATGTTATAGTATTCGTAACATTTGGATTACCCGTACTATCACTCAATGTAGCCGTTACAAAATCCCCTGGGATCAGAATAGTAGCTGAGTCGGAAGTTGCAAAATCTACTCCATCTGTGGCTGTTATCCTGTAGTAATATGTAACAGACCCAATCAAAGGACCTGTATCATTAACTGTTAAATCTAAAGTACCACTAGATATAGTAGTAGGACTTGGAAACGAAGCACTAGTATCTCGTTCGTATGTATAACTAGTAGCTCCTGTCACTCCTGTTGTACTTATAGTAGCACCGTCATCTCCGAATTGAACAACTGTTATATCAGGCTTTGCAAGCCCAGCTACTACAGCGTCAAACCCATACAGTACCTCAAAGCTGGGTCGAATGAAGTTACCAGGCAGCGGGATGATGTTGCTTGGTTTTTCAATCGACGGTGTGAGTAGTAATGACATTATAGTGAGTCAACAGTTCCGGTAGCGTAGACGCTGTGGGTTCCTGCTGTGTATGCACTTACATTAGCTCTTAGCTTTTCGTAGTGTCCGTGGTCATCTCGTACCATAACTGATCCCAGTGCTGATACTGATTGACTGTGTACTACACGCCAAGCTCCTCCAATGTAAGCTTCTATATCTACGGTTGCAGCTCCAGCGGACTCAGTGGCTATGACAAATGTCCAACCCTTAGAACGCTCAACTGAGAATGCACTACCCGCTCCTGATGAAGTTGCAGATGAGAGTAGCGTCTTTTTATCAAGTGTGCGAAGGCTCATATATATTTATATTATTAGTTGTTGTTACGATGAAAGCTGTACTCCGGTTCCTCCGTTACCTCCACCCATGCTTAGAGTAGGACGACGAGTGGCAGTTAGTTGCTGTGTGCCACGCCTCTGTTTCTTAGGTTGCGTCTGCCTTACAGTCTTAGCTTCTGTAGCCGGTTTAAAAGCAGGTTCTGGTGGTGGAGCAGGTGGTGGTACTGGCTCAGGCATCTTAGGTTGTGAAAAACACATAGCTATTCTAAGTCTTTGGTTATGATGTTGTCTTGCAATTGTTCGTCGTAAGTCTGTTGTAAATAATTAATTACACTTCGTTGTCCTACCTTAAACCATACATCTCTATCAGAGTCTGTCAAGAGGGGACATTTATCCGGGAACAGTTTGTCAAGCTTTTCTATCAAAGACTTACTCAACGCTGGTAATACTATTTCTTCATTCATGTTCGTCGTTCCTCCTCACATCGTGTTTTCTCACAAGTTCGCAAAACACTCTTGTTCATCTTAGTTGTTGTATTAATGTATTGAATGCTAGCTCACAGGTATCTGGTACTACTCCGTTGCCCAAGAGCCTAAGTCTGTCCACCCTGTAGGAAGTCCCATTAGCTGTTCCACCCAATTCACATTGAGTTTTGCCTTCGCTTCTTTTGCATTCGGGTACTCCTTCAGATGAGCTTGTGTTGGAAGACCTACTGAAAACTTCTGCCCCGTCTTCCTGATGTTCTCTCCGTTCCTCAGTATATGATTCTCTACATCTCTGTAGTCTCGGCTTTTTGGAGTCAACCACTGTTCTTGGTTCTTCCCACTCATGCTGCTCTTCCCCTGGTCTTGCTGGATATTTAGTTTTGTATAAACCTCGCACGATTTCTCGTCTACTTGTTCCCGAAGATTCGCTGGTGTTGTTCTTCCTTTCCTCGCTCCTGTAGCTTGTTTGATTAACCCCTCTTCTGTTCGTGGTGGTAGATGATCCATCGTGTTTGGTGTAGCCCAATTCTGTTTCGCTAACTTCTCCACTACTCCTGGTAGGCTCGCAAACTTTATATTGTTCTCCTCTCCCCTCTCGTCCTTGTATTCGTTCGCTTGCTTCCCCTTCCAATCTCTCGATGTTGGTGTTGGATAACTCTGCAAGGATGAACACTCGTTTTCTTTGGTGCGGTGCACCGACTTCAGACGCTGAGAATACTCCCCACGTACAGCGGTAACCTCTTTCTTCCAAGTCTCCGAGGACATATTTAAGTACCGATTCTCCGTCCCCTGTTTTAGCTGAGATGATTCCTTCAACATTTTCGAGGAAGACATATCGTGGTCGCATAGCTGTAACTCCATCTGCGATCCACGGGTACAAGTGTCGTGGGTCTTCTGTTGCTTGTCGTTTCCCTGCACTGCTAAATGGTTGACAAGGGAATCCTGCACTGAGCACGGTAACCCGACCACTAAGTTCTCGATACGGAAATGTCTTGAGGTCCGTGAAAACAGGAGCTTCATCCATTTGTCCCGCTTCCATTTTCGCAATAAGGTTGGCAACTGCATAAGCTTCGATCTCACAGTGAGCGATAGTTCGCAAGTTTGGAATAGCTCTTTTAAGTCCGCTTCCGATTCCGTCGTATCCGCTGCACAAAGAGATGTAGGTAGGAACACTAATTGTTTCATTGTTATTCACTTCTATAACTTATATCTGATAGTTCTTGTGGCAGCTTTCCTTCTTTGATCTTTTGCTCCGTCCATATCCAAGCTGACGCATTCCACAGTATAGCACCCGCATGGTCTTCAGAGTTGTCCCCCTCAGCCAGCCCCAACAAATGTCTAAACATCGAGTCATA